CCGAGCACCAGAGACCAAGCCGGGGCGGTGACGATCACCTACGTAGCAGGATACGGCGCGGCGGGCGATGTGCCAGAGCAACTGAAGCAAGCCATCGTTCTGCTGGTGTCCGCGATGTATGAGCACCGTGAGGCGTCGGAGTACACGATGGGCGGTGAGATCAAGGCCATTAGAGGGCCTACGGCCTATGACCGGCTGATAGCCAAGTATGAGGTAGACAAGGTCTGATGCGTGCCGGCCCCATGCGACACACGTTGAGCATCTATGACCCGGCAGGCGCAGCCGACTCGGATCCTGACGGCTTTGGCGAGCCGGACGATGAGCCAACGCTGCACGCCACGCGGCGCTGCAGCATCATTACCCTGAAAGGGGCCGAGCTGATAGCAGCGCACCGCGAGCAGGGCATGATGACGCACAAGATTCGAATGCGCTATGTGGCCGGGGTGCTGCCTCGGATGTATGGCGTAGACCAAGATGGCGCGGAGTATGACTTTGTGCTGGTCAACAATGTGTGCAAACGCAAGCGGTGGCTTTTGATTCATGCCAAGGAGCGCATCTAGTGGGTGACGGCGTTGCGATAGAGCTTGAGGGCGGGCGAGAGCTCAGCGCCTACCTCAAGGGCTTGCCCGACAAGGTCCGCAAGCGGACTATAGGCCGCGCTCTGCGCAAGGGTGCTTTGCCGCTCTTAGACCATGCCGTTGCCAATGCGCCAGTAGCGGACGAAGCGCACACGCATGGCGGCGTAACGGTCGCGCCCGGAACAATGCAGCGGTCGATGACGGTTAGCAAGCGGCGCAGCCGTGACGGCGATGACATCACCTACGCTATCGGGCCTAGCCGCAATGTCTGGTATGGCTTCTTCACTGAGATGGGCACTAAGTACATTGCGCCAATGGCGTGGCTGGAGAGCGCGCTAGATAGCGGACACCAGGAGAGCCTCAACGCGGTCATCAAGGTGCTGCAGGGGTCTATGAAGCGGTGGAAAGCCAAGCAAAGGAAGCTCGCCAATGGCTGACATCCGCGAAGCAATCACGGCGGTGCTTCTCGCTGATGGCACGGTGAGCGGGCTGATAGGCGTGCGGGCGAGGTGGCAGAAGCTCGAGCAGAATGAAACCATGCCGGCCGTGCGGCTGGCGATGTTGCCCGGACATGGCAAGTGGGCAATGGGCGATGCGCCCGATCACTATTGGCGCCGCTTTCAGGCGGACTGCTACGCGGATAGCAGGGGCGGGGCGGTTGCCCTGGCGACAGCGGTTGACGGGGCGCTGAACAACTACAGCGGCACAAGCGAGGCCATTGTGATTCAGCATATCGAGTTAGAGACCGGCACAGGCCAGCCCTTTGATGAGCCGACCGAGAGCCACCGCGTAATGTTGAGGGGGATAGTCAAGTATGACGGCTGACCAACTGCAAGCGGTCAAGGAGATGGTTGCCGGTGCTGCGCACTTGCTGGTGCAGACGATTGAGTTGATGGAGACCGCCGATGGTGAGGATGACGAAGAGTGCGAGCACCCGGAAGAGATGCAGCGCGACATCAGCAGAATGGGCGTAGACAAGGACCATAGGCGCTATGAGTGCAGGAAGTGCCTCGGACAATACACAGCGCCCCTGAACGGAGACAAGGCCGATGGCTAAGACAGTTCTCACAAATGCACGGCTGCTGTTTGGTGAGTATGACATCACAAGCTACAGTAACCAGGTCACGCTTGAGACCGATGGCGACATGCAGAAGGCCACGACCTTTAGCGAGGGGTGGGATAACTTCAAGCCCGGCACGCTCAAGTTCGGCGCCAGTGCTAACGGCTATTGGGATGACGATGTCGGCAGCGTGATTCAGCCTGATGCTGCCATGTTTGGCAGCCTCAGCGCATCGGGGCGTGTGTTCACCGTTGCGGCCGATGGCGGCGATGAGAACGAGAAGTGCTATTTTTTCCAAGCCCTCACCGGGGGCTATGAGTGCTTTGGTTCGCATGGCGAGCTTGCACCCTGGTCGCTGACGTTGGCGGGCGACAGTGCCAGCGGTGGCGTGGGCGTCATGGGCACCATCTTGCGCAATGCAACGGCCACGGGCACCGAGGATGGCACGGCGCTTGAGCTAGGCGCGGTGAGTGATACGCAGACCCTATATGGTGCGCTGCACATCACTGCGGACAACTTTACAAGCTGCACGGTCAAGATTCAGAGCGATGAAGCCTCTGGCTTTGCAAGCCACACCGATCACATCACGTTTACGGCGGCCTCCGGCATTACCTACGAGTGGGGCACACCCGTGGCCGGGGCCAACACCGATACATATTGGCGTGCATCCGTGTCGGCATTTGTTGGCACCAGCATGACCTACACTGTTGTAATGGGCATTCAGTAGAGGAGACCGAGGAACATGGCGAAGCTAACGCTTACCGATGCCTACGTGAGTGTAGGCGGCTCTGATGAGAGCGATCACGTTAAGAGTCTGACGATTCAGTGCGACTGTGATTGTCCAGACGCAACGGCGATGAGCGAAAGCTGGAGCAACGCGCTTGCGGGCGTGTTGAGTTTCAGCTTAGACATTGAATTTTATGCAGATTTCGCAGATGACGACATCAGTGAGGACATCTGGACGGCATACGCTGCCAAGAGCACGCTGGCAATCATCATCAAGCCAACGTCTGACGCGGTCGACGCCGACAACCCGAGCTTTACCAGTACATGCTACGTGCAGAGCTTCCCGCCGTTGGCCGGGTCTCATGGTGACGTGGTGATGATGCCGGTCAAGTTTGTCAATGCCTCAAGCACGGGCATGGCCAGGGCGGTTGCGTAATGGGTAAGACGTTCAAGCCGCGCCGTGAGAAGACGATTGACACAGACGGCTTTGGCAGCGTGCTGGTTCTTCCGCCCACCTGGGCGCTTATCGAGCGCATACAGGAGGCAACCACCGGAGACCATGTGCAGCTAGGCGCAATGGCAGAGTTGGTAGCCGCGTGTGCGTTTGATCCTGAGAACCGGCAGCCGCTTTTTGATGATGTCGATACCGTCAAGGGGCTGCGCGGCTATGAGGATGACATCAGCGCGGTGTTTGTTGCCGCCTCTGAGTTGTCCGGCATCAGCAGCGAGGACGTAACAGCGGAAAAAAAAGAGTGATCCGCCCTGAGCCGGGCGATTATGTCTGGTTCTGGGTGCGGATGGCAAGAGACCTAGGCAGGACAATGACAGAGCTGCAAGCCACGATGCGCATGGATGAGGTGCGTACCTGGCTTGCGGTTCTTGCATACGAAGCGGACCAGCGCCGCAACCAATAGACCCTCAGAAAGAGCGCCCGCGTGGCTAACGTAGTTGGCAGCCTTCTTATCAAGCTCGGCATGAATATCGCTGAGTTTGATAAGGGCATGAACAAGGCCAGCAAGAAGCTCAACAAGTTCGGCCGGAATGCGAAGCGGCACGGGGACATGCTCACGCGCAATGTCACCATGCCGCTACTTGCTGCAGGCACCGCTGCGGTCAAGTTTGCTGCCGACTATGAGAGCGCGTTTGCGGGCGTGCGTAAGACCGTAGATGCCACCGCGGCCGAGTATCAGGCCCTCAGTGACGGCATCCGCAAGATGTCTACAGAGATTCCGGTCAGTGCAGTTGCCATTGCAGGCGTGGCTGAAGCGGCGGGGCAGTTGGGTATCGCCAAGTCTGACCTGCTTGACTTCACGCGCATCATGGTTGACTTGGGCAACACTACCGACATTGAAGCCAAAGAAGCCGCGATTGGCCTAGCGCGAGTTGCCAGCATCACGCAGATGAGCGCGGACAATTACGACCGGCTAGGCTCATCCGTGGTTGACCTTGGCAACAAGTATGAGGTGTTTGAGTCAGAGATCGTAGAAGCCGCTACTCGCATGGCTGGCTCGGCCAATGTCGCACGGATGAACCAAGCGGAGCTAGTTGGCCTGGCCGCTGCCTATCGCAGCGTGGGCATTGAGGCGGCGCTTGCAGGATCGACCACGACTAAGACCGTGGCGAAGATGAAGTCTGCAGTTCTCAGCGGCGGCAAAGAGCTTGACCGGTTCGGGCGCATCGCGGGCATGACGGGCGAGCAGTTCAAGGTCGCCTTTGAGGATAATGCAGCCGATGCCATTGCGGCGTTTATCGAGGGCCTGCAGCGCATCGACCAGGAGGGCGGCAATGTCTATGAGGCGCTGGCATCGGTAGAGCTGGCTGACATCCGCGTAACCAATACGCTCATCACCCTGGCCGGTGCTGGCGACAAGGTCAGGAGGATGCTCAACACAAGCCGTGACGCTTGGCAGAAAAATGTTGCCCTGACCGACGAAGCGCGCAAGCGGTATGAGACGTTTGCCAGCAAGCTGACCATCTTCTGGAATAAGCTCAAGGACATTGCCATTGATAGCGGCACCGAGCTGATACCCAAGCTAGAGGAGATGCTTCCTCTGCTCGAGCGCCTGACTGGCGTGGTTGGCACCATCCTAGACAAGTTTGCTGCATTGCCTACTGAGGTGCAGATTGGCCTGTTGGTTGCCGGGCCTGCCCTCAGCGCAGCCGGAAGCGTTGCGCAGATTGGGGCTGCACTGGCGCGCCTGCCGGGCTGGGCCAAGCTCGCAGGGCTGGCCGTTCTGGGCGCGGGCGCTGCATTCGGCGTGCTCAAGAACAAGAGCGGCGAAGCCACCGAGGAGCTTGAGGTCCACCTAGAAATCGTCAAAACGATAGACGAAACCTACCGGCAGATCCACGGCCAGCTTGCCCTACTCATGCACGCCGTCTCTAAGTCGATAGGCGGGGGCGGGGAAGCGGGCGAGTCGGCCAGCGGCAAGATTGGCAACTGGCTCAAAAACTGGGTCAAGAAGTTTGAGGGCTTTGAGGACTACATACAGAGCTGGGGCGACAATATTGCGGACGTGTTCGCGCAGGGCATCGTAGATGGCGACCTATGGGCAAAGAAATGGTCTGACTGGATTGACAGTATCGTTGCCGATTTGGCCCGCCTCATCGCGCAGCTCTACATCACGCAGCCGCTTGTGCAGGCGTTGCAGGGGGCGCTGGGGCTGCCGACCACCGCAGGCGCTACTGCTGCCGGGCCTGGCGATGTGGGCTATGACCTGCCCACGGGCGGGTGGGTAGCGCCTGCGGGCGTGGACAATAGCACGGGCGGCGTCACCATTGAGAACCATGCCACGGGCCTAGTTGACATCTCTACGCAACGCAAGCCGGGCGGCGGTCTGCGTGTAATGGTGGAGTCTATCGTCTTAGACACCATCGGCACGGGCAAGGCTGACAAGGTACTAGGCCAGGCAACCGGTGGCAGGCGCCAACCGAGGAGGCGCTAGATGTCAACGGTCTGGACTTCTGCCATTACCAATGCCCCCGAGCCGCTGCGCAAGGGTTCCTCCGGCCAGTCTGCAGAAGCGTGCCTTGAGACCCCGATGAGCACGGGAGACCCTAAGTATAGATGCCGCAGCACGGCGACCACTCGCCCGTATACACTTCAATACTGGTTCACCGATGCGCAGATGGATGAGCTGCACACGCTTTACTACACAACTACCAAGCGCGGCGCAACGTTCATTGAGATGACTGACCCAGAGCGCGGGGATACGGCAGACTTTCGGATCCGTGGGTATTCCTGGGACAACCACGGGCCTGATATGTGGCTGGTGACTATTGCGTGGAAACGTAAGCCATGACCCGCAGCATAAGTGGCACAACCCTGGCCGCGATGCTCGCGCAAGAAACCGGGGAGGTTATCTGTACCGCGCTCTTGATCGAGCATGACGACCTCACCGATGACATCCGCGTGACTGATAATGGCGAGGCGGTGACATTCGGGGGCAATGCCTATCAAGCCTTCCCTTATGAGATCACGTTGCCCTTTGACCAGGATGACCGCCCGCCCGAGGCGCGTCTCGAGCTTGACAACATCGGCCTGATGACCGATGACGGCGCCGCAACGTGGTCGCCTACCGAGATAGTGCGCACGTTGACAGGCCCGATAGATGTGACGATCTACGTCATTCGCGCAACCACGCCGGCCAGCAGCGTAGTTGAGATCACGTTTCCGAGCATGAAGCTCTACAGCGTTGATTGGGATGACTTCACCCTGGGCGGCGCTCTGAGCTACAAGCCCTTAGTAAGCGAACCTTTCCCAGGCCACACGATGACCCCCAGTCGCTTTCCTATGGTATTTGGCGCGCCCTCAGATGAGTGGAGTGGGCCGGACTCATTGAAGGGCACGCCGCAGGGTGAGGGTGGGCTTTCATTCAAGGTAGGCAGCACCAAGAAGGCAATACTGTAGGGGGTTGATGATGAGTAAACGATATACAACCTGGGCGGTGCTATTCACGCTGCTCAGTCTAGGCTTCCTGGCATCGGTGCAGACGCAGCGCGCTATGGGCGAGGGCTTGCATGATGTTGTGCATGTGGTGCCGTTCTATCTTGAGGACAGCACCGCAACGGCGCTGACTGATGCGGACAATGGCACTGTCAAGGCATACCGCTCGCAGGGCGATACCACCGGCACAACCATCTGGCTCGACTACAGCGGTACGGCTGGATTGTGGCACGGTCGTGACATGACCTACAGCGAGCTCTACGCGCTCTGGTTTGAGAACGATGACCACGACTACACGCTGTTAGACTCGCTCTACGTTGCAGCGCCTCAGCTTGGCGATAGTGTCATTACCCGCTCGGCTAACTTCGCGGCTGAGGTTATTCCCGAGGATGCCCTGCGTGACAGCATCCTAGCCAACGCGCACTTTGACCCTGATACCACCTACAACATCGCCTTGGGCACCGGGGCCACCGTGCCAGATGCAGCTATTGCGGCCTCTATCATGCGCACCTCGCAGGTTAGCACCTACATGGAGGGTGGCACGCTGGATGCCGTGTTTGATTCGCTCTATGTGGCATCGCATTGCAGCACAGAGGTGGCTTACGCAGAGAGCATCTACGCGGCGGACCTGATCGTTCCCGATGATGCCTATGCGGTCGGATGGAATGGAGACTTCAATGTTCCAACCAAGAACGCCGTGTACGATAAGATTCAGACCATATCAACCACCACCGTGGATAACTCACTGGCCTCTACCTATATCATTGTTGGCAATGCGGGCGGCGTGGCAACTGATATGCAGATGAGCCAGGACGTGACGCTAGACAATACAGCCAAGGCCACGATTCAAGACGCAGCGGTTGAGGTGTCAGACCTGAACGATGCGAGCGATGCGATTGCGGCTGGTGAGCTGCTGTATGCCTACGGGGCCGAGACATTCGGGGGCCTGCACTTTGCCGCGGGGACGCTGACGCTCAATCAGGAATGCCAGGACACCACGTTCTATGTGGCCGGCGTTACGACAAATCATAAAGCGTTCTGCTCGTGGAAGGGACAGCCTCAGTGGTCATCCCTCACGCTGGATATGGGCTACACGCTCGGCATTGAAGTGAAGGTGGCCGACTCGCTCCGCGTCTACACAGAGCCGTCTAGCAACCCGGGCCACGACTTCCAGCTAGACCCGAGCTACGTGAATTACTGGGCGTTTGGGCCAAAGGCGCCATGACCGGCCCCCCCGCGTGGCTACGGCCTTACATGGCGGTGCCCTTTGTTGACCACGGGCGCGATGCAAACGGGGCGGATTGTTGGGGGTGGGTGCGGATGGTGGCCCGGCAGGAGAAGGGCTGGCGATGGCCGAGCCTAGACGCGGGCTATGAGAGCACAGAGGACCGCGATGACATAGCGGTGATGACAGCCGCAGAAGTCCATCGGTGGGAGGAGATCGACCCTAGACAGATTGAGCCGTTCGACGTGGTAAGCCTGGCGATAGGCGGCCGTGCGTGCCACGTCGGCCTACACGTAGGCAACGGCTGGCTCGCGCATCTTGAGCGCGGCATGGGGCACGTAACGGTTGAGCGGCTAGACTGTAGACGTTGGCGCGATAGGATTGCGGGGGTATATCGGTGGCTTGCACAGCCCTGACACAGACGGCACGGGTGGTAGTCCGGCCCAATCCGTTCCGTAATGAGGTGCGCGAGTACCGCGTTGGCGTGGGGCGGTCTATCGCCTCGGTCGTGCGCGATGTTGAGATTGAGGGTAGCCAGGGCTACTGGCATAGCGTCAGCCATCAGGGCGCTGCACGGCCTGCAGATGAGTGGCATAGTTGGCTAGTTGGCTCTGATGAGCTGATAGCAGTTAGGGCGGTGCCTGCAGGCGGAGGCGACAAAGGCAAGGATACGCTGCGCACGGTTGCTATGTTGGCAGTGGTGATTGGCTCTGCGGGTGGCGCGGGGCCACTGGCAGGCTGGCTTGGATGGGGCAAGGTAGTAAACGGGGCGTTTGTTGCTAGTAAGGTTGGCACCGCCCTCATAACTTCTGGCCTCTCTGCTCTAG